CTTGTAATAGGGCATACCCATCTAAAGATGAAATGTTCGAGTGGGCAAAAGAGGCTTACCCAACAAAGTATGCGGAGACTGTAGTGGAAATAAGGAAACCTGACCCCTCTAATGGAAAATATGTACCCATGAGGGGTATTACAAAAGAGACCATGCAGGATTTCAACGTCCTGACATATGACGACAAACAAGAATACATTTACCCTTCTGGGGGAATTAAGGTACGCTGTATTGCTGATAAGAAGTTCTACACCAAAGAGGGGTTCAAGGGTGACGAACTGTTTGGTATGAACCTGTTTACTGCAGGTTGCTCTAAAACTGTGACAATCACAGAGGGCGAACTAGACGCACTGTCAGTAGCACAAATGCTTAAGAGTCAATATATCAATCCTGTTGTGTCTTTACCTTCTGCTACCCCTTCCAAGAAAATGTGGGAGAACTGTGCAGATTGGTTAAACAGTTTTGAGCGTATTGTGTTATCTGTTGATAATGACGAAGCAGGTAACGCTGTAGCTGATCGTGTGGCACGTCTATTTCCTAACAAGGTATATCGTGTACCACATGAGAAGTACAAAGACGCTAATGACTTTCTGCAGAACAATGCAGCACAAGAGTTCAAGTCTGCTTGGTTCAAGCCTCGTAAGCATACGCCAGAGAATATCCTAAACAGCACAGAACAATTCTTGTCGCTGTATCGGGATACTCCAGAACACCAGTATGTACCCACAGGAATACAGGCACTTGATGACAAGATCCTTGGTTTGATGCAGGGACACTTTACTGTGATCAAGGCTCCCACAGGAATTGGTAAGACAGAGATCATGCGCTATCTTGAGTATAATATGCTAGAGCGTGGCATACCTATTGCAGCATGGCATCTGGAAGAGACAAAGTTACGTAGTCTTCTTGGTCTTGTGTCGTATCACAGAAAAGATAATCTCACACGCAGAGACTTGATCGAAGAGAAAGGCGCAGAAGACCTTGTTGTTACCGCTATCGAAGAACTGACCAAGGACGAAAACTTCTATCAGTTTTATTTACCAGATGGTCAAGGATCTGATGAACTGTGTGATCAGATACGCTTCTTTAGCCAAGCCTGTGATTGTAAGTTTGTGTTCTTTGAGCCGATACAGGACGTGGTGGCAGGTACGTCAGAAGAAAGCAAAGAGGCTATGCTTGCAGACTTGTCTATCAGATTGTCGAAGCTGGCTGCAGAGTTAAACGTAGGGATCGTGACAATCGCCCATACCAATGAAAACGGAGACCCAAAGTATTGTAAGATGATTGGTCAACGTGCCTCTGTTATCATTGATCTGCAGCGTGATAAAGAGTCAGAAGACTATGATGAACGTAACACTACGTATATCAGCGTACAAAAAAACCGCCCCTGCAGCGAAGAGGGACGGGCTGGAAAGATGAAGTTTGATTCAGATAGTTTTACACTAAGAGAGGTAATATAGTGCCAGTATTTGATATAGAAACAGATGGACTAAACAGCACCAAGATACACGTATTGTCTTGGGCTGATGATAATGGTGATGTACAGCATACCTATGACTATGAGGCTATGCGTATATTCTTTACAGAAGCAAAGGTTTTGATCGGTCACAACATTGTGAGGTTTGACATCCCAGCAGTAGAAAAAGTGTTAGGGATAGAAGTTAAAGCCACCCTGATCGACACGTTAGCGTTATCATGGTACATCAACCACCATCGTAGTAAGCATGGCTTAGAGAGTTATGGTGAGGACTACGGTGTACCAAAGCCAAAGATTAGTGATTGGGAAAACCTGACCAAAGAAGAATATGCACATAGATGCAATGAGGACGTTAAGATCAACATGCGCCTGTGGCGTGATCTTGAGATCAAACTAAACAAGCTGTATTGCGACAAACCAACTGAGGGTCCAACAGCAGATGAATTGATAAACTATCTGACCTTCAAGATGAAGTGCGCTGCAAGACAAGAGGCCCTACAATGGAAATTAGACGTAGATAGGGCGCAGGGATATCTGGCTGATTGGGAACAACAGAAAGAAGAAAAGACTGAGGCATTGGCTAAAGCTATGCCAGAGCGTATCCTGACTGCAATGAGGACGCAGCCAAAGGTAATGTATAAGAAGGATGGTAGCCTGTCCAGTCATGGTGAGAGATGGATAGAATTGTGTAAGACAAACCGTATGCCCTACACCACCAAGTCTATGGTTGTTGAGGTGGGCAGAGAGCAAGGAAATCCTAACTCTTCTGATCAAGTAAAGATGTGGCTGTTTGATCTTGGTTGGCAACCCCGTACATATAAATTTGTTAGAGAGGATGATGGGAGTGAACGCAAAATCCCACAGATAAGAAAGGACGGTGAGCTTTGTGAAAGTGTCTTGGAGTTGGCTGATAAAGAGCCTAGCATTACTATTTTGGACGGTCTGTCTGTTCTTACTCATAGAATTGGTTTACTCAAAGGAATGTTGGTCTCCCAACGTGACGGATACGTACAGGCCACTGTCGCAGGTTTTACGAACACACTACGATTTAGACACGCGAAACCTTTGGTAAACCTGCCATCTGTAGATAGACCACTTGGTAAAGAGATCAGGAGTTGTCTAACATCGCCTGATGGTTATGTGTTGTGTGGTGCGGATATGACATCCCTAGAGGATACAACAAAGCGCCATTACATGAAGCCACATGATCCAGAATATGTTGCAGAAATGAGTAAGGAAGGGTTTGATCCTCACCTTGACTTGGCTAAACATGCTGGTGTTGTTACACAAGAAGATATAGACAAACATAATTCTGGTGAACGTAGTCTAAAAGCTCTACGTAAAAACTACAAGGTGGTAAACTACTCTGCCACATATGGCGTAGGAGCGCCTAAGCTGGCGCGTGAGACAGGTATGAGTAAGAAGGATGCCCAGAAGCTACTAGATGCCTTTTGGTCGCGTAACTGGTCAATAGAGAAGGTCTCAAGCGAATTACGTGTAAGAGAAGTTCTTGGCGGTATGTGGGTACAGAACCCTGTATCAAAGCTGTGGTACTCTTTACGTTCTGATAAAGATAAATTCAGCACACTCAATCAAGGCACAGGAGTTTGGTGCTTTGATAATTGGGTTGCTCAATGTCAAGAGTTTGGACTGAACATCATTGGACAGTTTCACGATGAAATCATAGCACTTGTAGATGAAAGGTATGTAGAATCAATCAAATACAGACTAGAGGAGACTATTCGTAAAGTAAACGACAAGCTAAAACTGAACGTAGAATTAGGTATTGACGCACAATTCGGAAAAAATTATGCAGAAATTCACTGATTCTGTGTATAATATCTTAAAAAAAGCACTTATATATATGTACCGACTCTAAAAAGGAGAGACAACTTGACTAAATACACTATGGACATGGTTCTTGAGTATGCAAAAGTTTTCCCTGAGAACGCCGACTTCGGTAATCCTGACGGACCTAGAGCAGCCCAAGCCATTTATCAGAGGGGTGGTCAGTATGCAGTCAACGCATACTTTACAGACCAGTCACAAATTGACCAACTGCTTACAGAAGGTTTAGACCCAAAACCAATGAACAATGATCGTATTCTTGAGGGTAACTCAGAATATGGTATTGGTAAGTTTATGCGTCTGAAACGTGCAATCAAAGACGTAAAGACCTTCACTGATCGTAAGACAGGAGAAGAGACAGAGGTAGACTTTGGTGGTGCGCCAAATATAGTCAGCCTTCTACAGGGACGTGATGCACGTCGATACTGGAACTTTGAGGAAGACGGTCCATTAGGCAATGGCACGAAAGCTAAGGTACAGTTTGAAACATATTCAAATGGTGCTGGTGTGCGTTTGCTTAATGTAGGTGTTACTGAGCATGTCGCCTATCAGCCTGAGAATAAAATCTCAGAAGACGATGAATTGTTTATGGTAGGATGACATGAAAGTACAGATCACCTTTCAATCAGAATCTAAAGACGATGGGTTCACGGGCAAAACAAGTATCGAAAGAGAAGACGTAGAAACTTTAAACGATCTAGCTTGGCTTTACTCTGAGGCAACTCAAGCAGCAGGATTTACATATGTGAAATCTGTAGCCTTTGAGAAAGACGATGGAG